ATTCATCTCTTCATCAACTTCTCTAACTTTTTTCTGAAGTTCCATTAACTTATCAGTAGTATCAGCAACTGACTTGAGAATTTGACCAGCAACCTCATAAGCTCTAGGGCTTGCAGTTTCACCTGCTACTTCCATTATTCCATTAAGAGATTCTTGGCCCTTTTCAATCAAAGAATATAAATTAGCACGAGTGTATTCATAATCTTTATTAACTTCAGTAACATTTTTAAGACCCTCTTTTCTTGTAACACATCCATTCTCTGGAGTATTACTTACTTCAATACTACTTGTATTGAGTGCCTCATCAATAGGATCATAACTAGACATGACTCTTAAATATCCTCTTGTCTTGTTGGACTATAAGATTTAGCATCACCCAAATCTTGCCAATTTTCACTAAATCCAAAATCATCACCAGGTCCAGCATCAGCAGGAACAGGAGTGACAGTATATCTCATTTCTCGTTTAGCAGTCTTAGTATCAGTACTACTATAGATATCTGCTTGAACTTTCTTAATCAGGCCATCCGTAGTAGAAGCAATAGGACCGAATAGATAAGTCTTAGCAGTAAAATTTAAAGTATAGATAAGTGCTCTTCTAGTTGAAAAATCACCTTCATAATCATCTTGAAATGATATATTATCTAAAATTAATGGAATATCTCTTTTTTCCCCAATTGAACTTATTAAATCAACTGTTAAAGTAAATGCAGGTTGAAAATAGGGTAATATCTGTTCTACAATTTGTAATGCATCATCATTTAATTTTGTAAAAATACTCAATTCAAATCCAATATTATAAGGAACTGGCATATAAACCTTTTTCAAATTAGTTCCATCAGAAGTCTTAAATGTTTGAGTAACCCCAGCTTTTCTTGTAGGATCATAAGCAATATTATTCATTTCAAAAGACATTCTAGGTAATGTGGTTTGAACTGATTTATTTAAATCTGCTTGTTGTTCTAATCTAGCAAGAAATTTTTGAGCAGGACCATATGATAAAGGAACTTTTAATTCCGAATACTGGTCTCCTGCCCCATCTTTATGTTGAATATCTATAGCATTGAAGCACGTTCCAAAAGCTATAATAGTCTTTCTAATAATTTCGTGGTAATAATAAGTTCCTAACATTATACTTGGCCAAAGGGATTTGATTCACTGAAATCAACAATAGAATCAGCTTCTGACTCTATTATTTCATTCTGATCGTATTTATCAGCAAATTCAGCTGACTTAATATAGTCAATACTATATTGTGCACCAGAAGTAGATCCTACTGCTATTTCACCACCACCAAATTCACCTTCTGTAGTTCCAAGTTTGAGGATACCTGTATCCTTATACCAACTCTTAACTCTACCTATAGCACCTGTAACAGACCCTACAACCTGTTCATTGAATTGATACGTTCCAATACCTGTTATCAAGTGAGGAGAACCCACTGTGGCAATTCCTGTTCCAACAGTATACCCAATACCAGCATCCGCAATAAGAATTTCACTGACTGTGTTTGATGCACCGACTACTATTCTTCCACTTGCAGTTACAATTCCAGCAGCAGCAGTTGGGCTACCAAAGTATAATTCTGGTGTATTGACATAACCAGAACCTTGATCAACAATAGTGACTGTTGAAATACCAATACCATCAGTAACCAATCTAGCAGTTGCGGCAGCACCAACACCATGATAAGTAGTAAGACCATTTGTAGCAGTAGTTGCGGCACTTACTATAGTAACTGTTGGTGCTACAGTATATCCAAAACCTGGTTGCGTTAATAAAATTTCTTTAACAGAATATATGTTATCAACATGAGTTGTTATTGCAACTGCTGTGGCATCTACACCTCCCGATGGAGCTGTAGTAATTGCAACTGTAGGAACTTCTGTATAACCCGATCCATCATCATTAAGGAAAATATTTCTAATATATCCTGATGTTGTAGTTACTCCTACAAGGGCAGTTGAACCTATAGAAATTAATTGCAATTCGGTTGTATATCCATATTCTAAGACACTATTATCAACCTCTTCAATACCCGTAGAAGCTTCATCCCATCCACCAACTTCATCTTCAAGTTCAAATAATTCACACTGTAATTCATATACATAATTTTTTTGTAATTGATAAAATGGTTTTTCATGTTCTACAAATTTTATCTCAAACATTCTTTGTCCCAATGGGAAATATATTAAATCACCTTCCCTTGGTCTAGTTGCTACATTAATTTCACCCTCTGGCATCGTTAATAAAAATGGAGAAATGAAATCTTCAAATCTCTCTTTTGATATTGTTACCACTAAATCATCTTTAAGACTCATACCAAATTTAGTCATTATATCTCCAGCACCAGTATATCCCTCATATGTGTTAACATATGCTTCTATTGCAAAGTTATCATTGAACGCAGAAGATTCTACTTCCCTAAAAATATTATCTGTATTAATAAGTTTTCTAGGTAAATAAAGTACTTCAACTCCATACATTGATAACTGTTCGTTAATCAAATCTTGGAGTAATCTTTGTTCTCCTTGAGAACCTTGTAGAAAAAAGGAATTTAGTGCCATTATCCTATCAAATCAAGAGGTGGTAATTCATATTCACTACTCATTTTTTCTCTAATATAATCTATTTCTCTTTGACCATCATCATATATTTCTCTTCCATTAAACTCAATTCCACCAGGTAATTTGACTCCTCTAAACTTAATTAAATTTTGACCCCACTGTCTTTTTATAAGAGCAGTTGCATATCTCTTTAAGAATGAATCATTCCATACACCAGTAAATGTGGTAGGATCTAAAAGTCTGTAACAATCAAGAACAAAATAAGTGCCAACTTCTTCTGAAGCCCAATCAATATCCAAATATAATCTATCTTGTCTTTGATTAAATCTTATTTGCTTATCCGTAGTTAATAGAAAATCTATATCTTCTAGATAAGTTTTAACCATAGAATATTGTAGTAATTCAATAGAATTGAAAAAATACAAGTCATTTAGAAATAATTGATACTTAATACTAAACATTCCCCCGGAAATAGAACTAGTATCAAACTTAAATATCTTTTCTACACCAATAACTGATTCAGGAACTTGGAGGAAATTAGAATTTTCATACCAATTGAATGACATGGTTCCTACACCACTTACATTAGTAGAATTGGCAGTTGTTGTAACAATACCAACACCAGTAGTAGGATCCGCCTTTCCCCTATCAATATCATCTTGTGTTAGCTTATATTTTAAATACATCCTCTCAACACCATCAAAATGACGTTCATTGAAAAGTTGTAACGCATCATCTATTAAATCATCTACCTGATCATCATCCACATTAATCTCCAATACAGGAGATCCTAATTGTCTCAAACAATAATCTTTAAATTCTTGTCTAGTTGTTGGTTTTGCCATCAGTAAGTACCTCCATCGATTAATCCAGCAGTTAATGTTCCACTAACATTAGCAGTTGCTGCAGTTAAAATACCAGTAATATTAGCATTTCTCGCAGTAAATTCATCGAATGTTAGATCATCTTTTACATATAAATCTCCACCAACATAAAGATCACCACCTGTAGTAGTAATACCTCCACTACTTGCTAATGTTGTAATTCCAACAACATTTAAAGTATCGGTAATATCAACTCCAGAAGAGCTAGTTTCAAGACGTTTTACATCATTATAAAATATGGATACAGATCCACCATCAACAGCTAAAAGGTAATCCTCACTATGATTTTGAGTTTGTAATCTTATATCATTACCAGCAATTCTAAATTGCCCGGTTTCATTCCTTATAGTACTATTTCCACTCTGGTGGAATAGTTTCATATCACCACCTGATGCACTACCAAATACTAATTGGGCACTGTCATCAAACTTAAACTTACTTGTTGCTTTATCCCATAGAATATTATATGCAGCACCAGGGAATTGTACATCATCATTGAATGTAGTAATACCAGCAGTTACAACTATTCCACCAGTGGTAACTCTAAGTCCCTTTCCAGCAGTAACAATTCCAACAGAATCAATATTAGTTACATCTTCTTTTGTTAATGTTCCTGCAATAGAAACATTACCACTAAAGGTTCCATCAACTGCAGTTACATTACCAACTACATTTATACCTTCAAGAGTGGTGGCAACTTTCTCAACACCATTAAAGAATAATTTTACGTCATTATTAACATTAGCTTCAAGATATGTCTCACTACCATCTTCTCTTTTAAGTAATATTTTATCACCACGAATCCTTAAATCACCACCACTATTTTTCATAAAGGTATGAGAACCTCCATGCCATATCTCAAAATCTTTATTATCTCCAAATTCTAATCGAGTATTATTAAATAGAATTAAATCACTTGTAGAAGCATCCCATCTTGCATTAGATGTTGCACCAACAAATTTTACATCATCATTAAATGTAGAAATACCAGTTACATTTAAACTACCAATACCAGCATTTCCAGGAACTACTAATTGCTCAATAGTACCAATACCAGTAATATTAATATTTCTACCAGTTACTTCATCATATACAATATCATCTTTAACAAATAAATCACCACCAACATATAAATCACCACCAGTGGTTGTTATTCCACCAGCAGATGCTAAGGTAGTAATTCCACTAGATCTTAAATTTCTAGTGTCAATATCGGTACCAAAAATAGTATCTCCAACTTGAAGAGTTCCACCAATGGTAACATTACTAGTTACATTTACACTCGAAAGGAAACTAGATACTCCTACAAAAGTAGAAATTCCACTAATAAAAACATTATCAGTAAAAGTAGAGAAACCTACAAAGGTAGAAAGACCAGAAACATGTAAAGCTGTTACTGATGCAATTCCCCCAATAACATTGGTCGCTTCTTCGGCAAAAAGAGCACGACCACCAGATGCACTGGAAAGAACTTTTATTGCATTTTGGGCCCCTACTCTTACCTTAACATTTGCCATTATCGTGTTACCCCTTCCCTTACAAGAACCGTTCCTTCAACAACAACTTCTTTTGTAGTGCCTTTAGTAATAACAACATTATAAACATGTCTACCTGCCTTTAAACTGGTAGTTTCAGTAGCAGTCAGAGTCAAAGATATTTCTCCTGCTGTAGGAGGAGAAGCAATAATGGCAGTAAAATCAGTTTTTGTAGAGCTTCCAGCCCATTTCCTCATTTGAGAACTGATAGTATAACCAGTCAAATCTAATGGAGCATTGGTATTAGTTGCTTCTAAGTTAAATGTTTGGGTAAAAGTACTTCCCGTATTGATTACAAGATTACTAACATATACGGCGGCCATATATTCTCACAAGAACCTTACTAGTTATTTATATTTCGATTCAACCAGCCTTTTTAAAAGACCTTTCAATTCATCAATTTCCTCTCTCATTCTCCTTAATTCATTTTTTTCCTTGTTCATGGAAGTAATTGTATTTAATCTTGAACGATACCCAATACTATCAGTATTAATAATCGCACCTGATTTTTCATCACGGTATAGATGAGGATGACCTTCAACTCTAATCATTTAACAGCAATAGTACGAAGATCTCTAATTCTAGGAGCACTTGCTTGATTTGTTCCTGAAAGTATGATTTTAATAGAATATCCAACAAATTCACCTAAATTATCAGCACTAAATTGATACTCTAAAAATTGACCATCTATGCTTGCTGGAACAAACGCATCGGGTCTTCCATTATTTTGAGATGGATCTATTACCCTATCTCCAAAACCATCTCCCGTCGAATCCGTCAAATTATCATAACCAGGGAATAATTCAAATGTAGGATTTGATTGGTTAGAACCTGCTCTAATCAAATTGTAAAGAACTCTAATATCGGAAGAAGTACTTCTAAAAGCAGAGAAAAGAACTTTTAAAGAATCTGCAGGTTTATCTAAAGAAACTGTTCGAGAAACATAAATTGCACTGTTAGGATCATAAGTTCCCGAACTAACTAAATTACTATCTGCATAATTGATTATAGGATTATTTAACCTATTAGATCTGAATTCAGTATAAGAAATGTCAGTTTGAATTATAGGAGATACATTCTCATTGTTAGTGGTTAAATTTATTGCTGTTGTAAATGACTTATTTCTCTCCATATTAGTTAAATAAGTTGTTTCATTTACTTTAGAACATACAAGTCTAGGAGTGCTAAAGTTATTTAATGTATTCAATTGAACAGGTTGGAATCCTTGATCAATAAATGAAACTTCGTTACCATCAATACTAGTTCCAGTTACAGTTCTTACCGATGCTGTTGCCCCAGTGACTGCTGCTGGAGTTAATACACTATAATTAGGAACTATTGCATCAAACTGAATATTTCTAGTTGCAGTGGCATTAGATCCCCCACAGAATACATCTTCTGTTCCACCAAAGGCTAAGGCAGGTATATCATCGGTATTATTATCAGTAGATCTATTTTTACCTGCAGTAGCAGCAAATCCAACATAATAACTATCTAAAGCAATATTAATAGGAGAAATAGTATGCTGCCTATTTATTCTTCTTAAAGATACGTTACTAAGTTCGTATTTTTGAACTGGAGTAGTAACATCATGATTTATAGATTGAGTAGAATCTACCCCTCTTGTAATAGTTTCTAAAACTCCAACACCAACAGATTCATATCCAATAATTTCATCACCAATTCTAATATAACCAGTATTCGCAGCACCAACTGCAATTCCTTCAAATGTATTAAGATCAGGAGATAATGTAGAACCAACACTGATAGTGCTATCAGTGGCCACTAAATTAGATGACAATGTAGTAGTATTTAAATTACTCTTAATATTTTTCAGTTCCAATTTATTATTAGTAGCATTCATGCCATGTTCAAATTGATCAACTTTTATATAATTTCCATCATATGGTGCAGCATTAACTTGTAAACCTTCCCAAAGACCACCTACCAAATCTTTAAGAGCCCCAGCATCATCATAATATCTTATATTTTGATTTTTTATAAATCCACCACCACCTGCAGATCCAGTTCCTTGAATACCAGACAGATAAAGAGTATCCAAACCGCCAGTGTCAGTAATTGTTATTAATGCACCAGTACCAACATTACCTTCCATATCTCCTGTTACAATACCTACCACATCTCCTCCAGTATATCCAGTTCCTACACGAGAAGTTTGGAATCCTGTAATAACACCGTCACTGACAGTTATATTATTAAGTTCATAATTAACACCACTACCTATAATATTAAATGTCTTAACAACACCTGTAGTTGCATTATAACTGGTTCCACCAGCACTTATTGTACTAGCACCACTAACTGGACCACCTCCACCTATCACATATGCATTAGCTCCATTATTTGTATATCCTACAATTTTTCTGGTAGTATCAGTAAGTGTATTAATTCCAGTATTACCTGTTGTAAGAGTTGTAATACCTATTTGACCTTTTTTAGGTAAAGTTGTTATAGCATTACTAGCAAGATTCGATACATATCCATTACTTTCACTTAAAGTGGGATTAGCAAAGAAAGCAGTTCCAGAATTCTCTGTAAACTTAGCCTTATATAATTTAAATTTAAGATCTTCTTTCTGTTTAGGTGTCCAAATAGATCCGTTTTGAGATAAGAATAAACTACCTAAAGCCCATTGTTGGGTATATTTTTTAGCAGCAACATTAGGAAGAGTAGCTATATTTACTGCCTCTTCATCCATTACTGCAACCCATACTTGATACTTATCACTTGTAGGTGCAAGAAGAACTACTGCATATTCTCTACCTGGTGGTAAATAAATTGGTTGAGGGAATACAACCTTAGTTGCTACATCAGCTGTATCCGAAATTAAAATATCAGCTGAAGGAACAACAACAGGAGTTCCCACAACTCTTCTAGTGGGAATACCCAATTCAAGGGTTCTAATTTCTACTGTTACACTGCTATTTCCAGGAACTCCATTATCATCTTCATCTCTAGATTGGAAAAATAAATCAACAGAAGTCACAAAAACTCCATGCTGATCATCTTCCAGACCTACATTAGGATCTGGAGCTTCTATATTACCACCAACAGTAAATGATTGTGCCAGAGGATCAAGCCGTTCTCTATCTGCTATAGTTGTGGTTGCGGTTGTAATAATAGTAGTAGTTTGAACTTGTCTAGTTACAAATGTACCTCTAGATTCATATTGTGCCTGTGCAGCAGAAATTATAGTACCTCCTTTTACTGGACTTTTATTAACAGAACTACTACTAAGTCTATAAATTTTATTTCCCGTTTCAATTCTAACTGCAGGTGCAGGATCTTGCCAAGGATCCCTTAAGAAAAATGTTCCTATTACATTACCAAACGAATCAGTTTTTAAAGTTAAATCCTTAACATATGCAATAGCATTACTACTTTCACCTACCAATCTTGTTCCTACAGTTACATATCCACTATATAATCCTTGATTTTCACTTGCTAATGCTAATGTATCCACATTTAGAATTGGAGAAGAATTGGTATAATCTGCCTGTAGAGTCTCCTCATCAACATATGGATTATCTCCATATGTGGTAGTTGGATTATTGAATGGTCCTGATTTATGGTTAGCAGTAGCAACTCTAAAACTAATGACTTCTTCACCATCCACATATCCTCTTACTGTTTCACCAACTTCAAATGTACCAGTAGATCCATAAGTTGCTAATGAAGTATCTGTTGCAATTTCTAATAATTTTGGAACGAAATCAACATCAGAATTTCCATCAAAGAATTGATAATATCTAGTACGTGGTTTTAAATCATCAGCAATAAATTGTGTATTTCTAGATCTCATCCAACCTTCTTCACCACTATTAATAATAACATCATTACTTCTAACTTGAGTCTCAGTATTTGTAGTGGTGGTGATATCCCCCCATACCCAATTAAAGTTTACATTATCAGGCTCCCAAGTAGAATCTGCTTCACCTTCTTCCAATTCTCTTCTTACACCATCAATTATTTCTACTCGAATGTTCCTCTCTTGAGTTTGAACCAATTCATCCAATCTTACAGTTCTTATCCAACTATCACTTGCAGGAGATAGTGCAACAATTCCTGCATAAGCAATTACATGAAATTCATTAACATTTCTAACACTTGTAGCATATGCTTGCTCTAACCAGTCAACTTCATCATATTTCAAAGTTACTATATTCCCAGTTTTTTGAACTCTTGGATCTAATAACTCATAATTCACACCAAAATCAAGTTCAGAATCAACAGTATTAGTTGCAGGTAAAAGTTGACTTTGAAGAGTATTCGAAGCAACTATAGGTCTCATTTCTCTACTTCTGGTATCAATATCAATAGAAGAGTAATTATAATCAACAGAACTATTATCTATAAAACTATCAACAAAAAATCCACTCTTAAATCTATCCCTACCATTTACATCTCTAATACTTAATGCTTCGGTACTCACTTCAAGAAGTGAAAGAGTAGTCATATCTTCTAAATTTTCAATACGATCTTCTAAAAGACCAATATCTCTCATAGTATATCTTCTATTATCTGTTAATCGTATTTGAGCATTTTTAGGATTATACAAATATGGAGGTAACTTGATAGTAGCCAACTCCATAGATTCATTAATATTTTGAGGGGGTTGTGGATTTCTAGCAGATTGACCTTTTTGAACAGATAAAACTCCATATTCATTTAAATAAATTTTATCAATCCTTCCCAAATAAAACTCATATCCTAAAAGTGTACTACCATTAGGTGATAATAAAAACTTGGGAAGAGTATTAAAAGTATTTGTTCTGGATGTAAAATCAAAAGGAGATTTTGCAGTACCACTAAAAGCAGTTACTCTAGGTCTAAAGTCTAGTGTATCTGTTGCTCTTATTTTAGAATCACCTAAAAGAGGTATATCCTGACTATATCTTTCTTTACCATAACTTAAAACAGTAAATACATCTCCAGAATCATTAGAAGGAACCGTATAATTATCATAAACAATTAAAAGTCTCTTAGAAGGTATAGAAGCACTTCTTTTTCTAACTATACGTGAATAATCATAATATTGATTTCTTTGACCTTTATCTAAAGTATAAGATTTTGTAATATTACGATACTGTGCATCTGTATCTGATTCATTAATACCTTCAATAGTTGTTGTAATATTAGATTCTTCAAAAACTACTGTTTCAAAATTACTGAATACCTTATCATTCAAATAAACAATTCCTAATTTATTAGTTCCACCTGAAGATGGATCAGAATTATTATTAGTAACTACTCTTGCTATTGCATTTGAAGATTGACCTACAATATTTTCACCAATAATTGCATTGGTAGCAACAGTAGCAATAGGATTAAAAGAAATTACATCGAAAGTGGGTTGTGAATTATCTAAAGATTCATATATTGCTAAAACCCTTACCACATCAGGTACATTCAAGGATATTTCTTCATCTTGAACTCTCAAACCATAAGCAACAGTATTAGCAGTTAATCCATCATTAAGTGTATTATTTTCATTAGATCCAGATTGTCTAAGTCTTGATAATGTTACATTAAGTATTTTACTCCTTTCGTAATTTTTTATTTTACTCTGAATTCCATTCTTCTTAGCTGTAACGGTAACAACCGATTTATTATCATCAGTTAATCCTGTAAATGATGCCTCTTGACCTTCTCCAACTAAAGTAAAACTATCTGAGGTAACCGTACCAATTCCATCATTAGAACCATCACCATAGAATATAGAATATCTACTAACACCATATGACTCAAAGAAAGCTGTTGAAATTGCTACTCCTCCACCATCAGAAACATTATTTACACTAACAGTAGCAGCAGCACCACTAACAATTTGATTGGTTAATTGTGCAGAAACAATAAGGTTTGATGATGATAAATCAACGGATGCAATATTTGGTTGAGGTAATACTTCATATAATGGACTATTATTACCACGTGACCATACACTTCCAACTGCTACCCTAAAATTAGTATATGCACTTGCATTGTTTTGTAAAGATCCATCATACACATCAACAACACTTTGCCCTAAAGCCTCAACCGTTAATGATAATAAATTAGCTGCAACAAATGTTACTCTATTGTAAACAACATTAGTGGCATTATCAGAATATGCTATTATATCTCCAACTTTAATTCCATTAAAAGGACCTTGTGGACTAGTTATATCAGCAGCTGAGGAACCAGTTGCAATATCTATAATTCCTGGTACAATTTTTAAAGATAATGATACATCTGCAACAAAATCTTGCCAATAAGATGAACTATCTTTTGTTTGTTTTACTGCTTTAATATCTTCGTCACCATACGTAGTTACTTCAACAATACTTCTAGAATAATTGATTCCATTAATACTAATCTGTTCTCCTACAATAAATCTTCCAGAAACTTGACTCAACATAACAGTGGCTCCACTACCAGCTGCATTGGCATATCCTATGGCACCACTGTTCAATCCTCTTATTACACCACTTTGAGGTAAATCAGCTGTAGTAACATTATCATTAAGTACTAATTTTGTATATAATTGAACATCATAAACATAAGCATTCCATTGACTATTAACTCCACTATAAGAAGAATCTTTAGGATTTAATGAATATAATCTTGCTTGACCTATAAGAGTGGCACCTCCTTTAATTTGATTTACACTACTACTAAGTTGATCGTAGAAATTAATAATTTTTCTATACTGAGGTTGACCCACTAAATTATTCAATACTATACGATCACCCATTTGGTAATCAACATTAGCAGTTTCTACTTTTTCAATATCTCGTGGTTTATCAGTATCTAAAATTGTTAAAGAATCAGTGGTTACATCATAACCTTTAACATAGGCTTCTCCTCCAGAAACCTTTACACACATTAAATCATCTGAAGGAATATTACCCTGATCAGTTCTTTCTCCACTAAAGAATATACCACCATTTCCTAATCTATTATTTAAAGAATTATCAAGAGCTATACTAAAAGGTTGTAAAGCATAATTTCCCGATTCTTCATATGTTCTTTCAGCAATCCAATCTTTAATTATATTATAATCAGTTTTAGTTACTATTTTTCTAATATTTCCATCATCAACTCTTAATATCTCAAAGAAATCTGGATCGGTAGTATCATCTAATAATCTTTTAGTAAGAGTTAATGTAATTTTTAATCTATCAGCACCAGGAGCAGCATAATTAGTAAATCCTTGTGCATTATCATAAAGTGAAGGATCATCCTTTGCACTAATTATTTCTTCATCAACTTTTAATCCAACTTGATATGAAGGGTTATTTGTATAATAATCTAAAATTATTCTTTGACTTTGAACATTTACAAATGTTCCTCTAATAAAATAAACACCTTCCGCTACAGATGCTGCAGACCCAACCGAAGTTGCATTAGAAGATATTAATGTAGCTACTGCACTACCCGAATTAATAGTGGTATTTCCATATGTAATATTTTCTTGAGCTAATAATACTTCTCCATCAAGGAAAGTGTATAAATTAGGATCAGTAGATCCACTATTCAAATATTTTACATATAGGGTTACATCTTCTACATTATTACCATCAGGATATGCTACCATATCTACTGATGCAGTAACACCAGAAGATTGACCCTTTAAAATTTTTCCTACAAGTTTATCTGTATAGATGGAAATATCAATACCAAATTGAGTAGCATTAAGTTTTACGGAATTGAAATTATTATCAAAAGTAGGAGCTCCAGGAATTACAATAGAGCCTTCTTTAAATACATGGGTTCCAAAAGTTTGTACTTGATTTTGAAGAATAGATTGTAAATTAGTTAGTTCTCTTGCTTGAACTGGTAATCCTGGTTTGAATAAAACCCTATAAAAATTATTCCTGGGGTCAAAGTCATCATAATAAGGACTTATATTTAAATCTTGTGCTTGTGCCATGTTTCTTTAAAATTCCAGAATAATTTTAATGTCTTCTTTTTGTCGAATATTGCGAGTGATTTCTTCTCTATTGTCTATGTAAAGAATATCACCAGATGTTTTATTTATCTCAGGTTCGGCAACGCCTCCTGTAAAATAAACTCCTAGATCAATTTGTTTAGAACCAGAGGTAAGTGTTCTACCAGTAAAGGCAGTGCTAACCGATGCATCAGTAGGAGTTCCACCTGTAAATTTAATGCTGTTAGAAGAGGATTGAAAAGATAAAACTTTTGATTCTGAACTAACTCCAACATAATCTGTTTGATTTCCAGTAGTGGAATTATAATATAAAGATCTATCTTGATAATATTTTAAAACAGTAGTTGTTTTATCATATGAAGCAACATATCCCTTAGCCGTACCATCCGTTACTACTTGAGTTATTTTAGAACCTATAGTGGGTGTAGTAGACCAAGTATCAGTATTAGCAGAATCTAATTTAATAGCTCCTAAAGAAGAATATTCACTAGAAGTAAAAGTTGACCCTATTGAAGTATATGATGATGGATTTTTTACAATACCTACTTGTGCAAATTTTGTATCACTTGGAAAGTCTTTAGTTGAATCATCAAAACGTGCATATACCAATACTCTATCAGCACCTAATTCTTTATAGATATCATATCCATGACCTCTGGAGGGTGGAATAATAACAATCAAATCTGCATATGTAGCAGGGACTCCTGTATCGGGTTGAAGAGGGCCTAAATCCACCATTCCATAACTATATCCCGTTCCACCTGCAGTCACTATTGCTGAAGTAATAATACCATTAACAGTGGTAATAGAAACTTTACCTCCCGTACCATCACCCAATATATCACAAGAGAAAGTTCCTACTTTATAACCATCTCCAGCATTTTTAACATATATGGTTTTAATTTGATTCAAATTAATAGTAGAATCACCTGCTTCTCTAACACTTTGAATTTGTGAATTAGTGGAGGTTTCCCAATCATTAGGAACTACAATATATTCGGTAGAATCAAATTTTACAATATCACTAGCAGATAAAGAATAAAGATATTTCCAAATATAACCATCCCCACTTGTTCCTGCTGCTGAAGGTTCTAAATCAGTAAAAGTCGGTTCATCTTTAGATTTATTACCTGTTAAATTTGTGCCACTTGATCCATTATCAATACAAATATAAACATTAAAATCACTATTAACTACAAAATAATTAGCATCATATAATCTCGCAGTATCTGAAATAGGAGCTTTATTATTAATACTATAATCTTGTCTATACATATCATACGCAACATTACTTTGCCATTGCGTTTTAGGTACAACTCGTCTTATATTAGTACTATTAATTCTTTTTCCAAAAAGAGAAGTACTTCCATATTGCCATTCATAACTAAAATTATCAATAGGATTGGGAGGACCTGAACTAGAAGTATTCCAATCTGATGTTCTCCCAAAACCTGGGTTAGGAGTTGTAGGATTACTTAAACCTAGAAATACATAATAAGAATTATTAGTATCCAGTACAGAACCTACAAAATTACCAGCGTTAGATATTCTAAATTGATCTGTGACTACAGCAGACATATTAATTAGTTTTTAGGTATTTATAAGAGTATTATGAATAGAATTTATCCAAAGCCCCAGTATCTCTTAAACCAATACCTCTTCTTTGAATAGATGGGAACGTAGTTAATCCTGAATCAACAGTCAATCCAGTTACTGCAATCGCCACTGGATTATTTCTTGTAAGAGAACCAGATAATCTACCCCATGAGAATCTACCAACTGCATCCATCGAACTTCCTGTGGAAGTAAGACCAACTATTTGAGGACTATCTATTACATTACATGTAATAACTCCTGCATTAGCACCATCATCCCATGGTTCGAAAGATACATTATAGATATTATCTAAAAATGTAGTTCCAATACCAACTACTCTATCATTTGCATCATAAATTGAAGTTACACCAGTTCCTATTTGTGTATTGGAAATGTAAATAGGATAATTAATATTTAAATCACTATATCCTGTGCTATTTTTATATAAATTAAATTTCAGTGCTAAAGATGTGCCATTACCTGTAGTTGTTCCAATACCAGTAACAATTCCAGAGAAACCTTTAACAACTGTTATATTTTCAACTAACTCAGAATCAAATGGTGGGAAAGATGCTAAAACACTTGGAACAGCACTTTGAGTGTATCCCCAACCAACATTGGTAGTAGTAATTCCAGTTATTACACCATCAGTTAAAGTTGCTGATACAGCAGCTGTAGATCCTATTCCCACAGTTCCATCTGACTGTAAAAATGTACCAATACCAACAGTAGGAATACCAACAGAAATTGTAGCAGATGTATATCCACTACCACCATCAACAATATTAATAGATGAGATAGTGCCCGTATCAGAAACAGTAGCAGTTAATGCTGCAGCAACTCTATTTGTATTTCCAACAACTCTTCCTTGAGCCGGAGTGGATCCTGTTATCTTATTTTCTTCATTAAATAAATCAACATTATCTACAAATATTTCATTATCTGTAAGTGATAATTTACCGATAATTTTTGCTGTTGGGAAAATTAATGGTTCTAAACTATCTCTTGATTTAGAAATAATTCTACCATTAATTACCTTATCAACTTTTTGTTTTGACCAATTTAATGATTTTTGTTCACTAGTAATGCCAGGTCCACCATATAAATTACTTTCTATAGTATCAGACGTTCTAAGAGATTCTACTATTCTAGATTCTTGATTAAATCTAGCATTTAAAATTCTATCGAGTTGAACATCATCACCCACTTTTATAGAAGGGTAGATATTAGAGACTAATGAAGAATCTGATTCGGAAGATCCTCTATAGAAGAATATAGTAACATCATCCGCAGCATTTGGTGCTTCTGTAAATACAAAAGAACTTCCACCTTCAAATTTATAAGCAAACTCAGGTTCTTGTATAACCCCATTTATAATAATCAATAAACAATTTGATAAATTAACTTTTCTGAAACTAGTTGCATCAGAAACTTCAAAACTTAAAAGTTCTCCATCATATCTCAATTCAAATCTCTTACGTGAACCATTCTGTAAGTCTTTTATAGAGTCAATATAATCAAACTGACCAAATTGCCAAGCACCAAAAGTATCGGAATAAGTATCCAATACCGTCATCTGGAATTCGGATAATGGAGATGCTAAACCAGAAGCAGTTACTAATCCAACAGGAGCCAATACATCTCCTTTCTTAAATCCATAACCCTTTCTTGCAATCTCCCAATGAGTGACTCCAAAATAAGTAGAAGAAGAACCTACAGTAGAACCTGAACCAATTTCTACATTTAATAATAAACCAGTTCCTGTCTCAGTAGTTGCACCAATTCCTAATCTAGAAACTCCAGTAACTTCTAAGTCGCTATAAGATGCAGAAGGAATATTGAAATAAGGATTTACATAATCTGTTCCACCAGCACCAATAGTGAATATTAAAGTACCTCCTATCCCGACTGTGGCAGTAACATTTGCACCAGATCCTTGATTAGCTCCTACATTTGCTGTTAAAGTATCAGAGGTATATGCAGTAATAGCAGTCATAAGACCAGCAACTGGATCAGTTGCTCTAGGATAAGTATGCTCAGTTGCATAATCATCTTTTGAACATGTAAAGGTTAAAGATCCTGTTCTAATTCCCACTGTATCAGCAGTAGTAAGACCGTGATTAGGAATTGTTAATACTAAATTTCCACTAGAAGGTGTATAGGATGCACTTTGAGCAGTAAATGCTGCACCCACCCAACTATTAGCATATAAGGTAGTAGATATAGCACCTACAAATTTATGAGTATAAGAAACATCCGTTACGGCAATAGCAACACTAGATCCTCTATATCCAGAACCAAAAGTAGCATTACCATACCATGGCATAACAGAACCACCCTGAACATAAGTATGAGGAATTGAATTAACACCAACATTGGTTGTAAATTTATTAGTAGCTCCAGTACCAATAATATTAAATACCACCGTTGTAGATCCAATTCCCACACTAGGATTAGATGGGAAGAAATAAGTAGTTATTCCAGAATATCCACTCTTAACCATAACAGCATCACTAATAACCTGTGAAACAAATGTATGAATTCCTGCTGTAGGATCAACTGCAGTTCCTACACCAATAGTAACTGTGCTATTGGTAGTTGCAGTAATAGGAGTAGATATTCCAGCAATAGGATCACTCACACGTGGATAATCATGATCAGTAGCATGACCATCCTTAGCACAAGTAAATCTTAAAGAACTAGTTTTTATTTGAATGTTTTGACCAATATGAAGATAATGATCACCAATAGTTAATTGTAAATCTCCTGTAGAAGGATTATAATCTGCATCATAAACATTAAAGGTGCCACCACATGTAAATTCCAATCCTACCATTCTAACTTGATTAACAATTCCAGCTTCAAAATTATGCTCTTCAGATGTAGTAACTTCCAACAATCCCGTTAAATTATTATATGTCGAAGTCGTAATAGAAAGAGCAGGCCCAGTGGTTGCTACACCTACTATTCTATTAATAACCCCCTCACTGTCTTTCTCTGCATATACTATTGCTCCTTGTGCTGGTGCATATCCTAATCCAGGAGTAGATCCTAAAGAAACAATTAATCCACCTCTTGGTAGTTCATTTTGATTTACATCACTTTCATTAATAATTACAGGATCTTCTAGAGAAGTTCTAATACCTGTAAATCTAACACTACTTATTCCACTATTTTCAATAATTTGGAAATTATTGTTAGGATTATTTTCCGCAGTTGGATTTTGGAAAATATTTCCAATTAATACTAATCCATTACCTCCACTAGTTCCCAATCCAACCGTATTAATTCCACTATTTGTAAGAGTAAACGTTTGACCTATTCCAGTAAATTGATCCGAAATATCATCATATATTTGATTAGTATCATAATTATTTCTAAAATATACTCTTCCATTAAAATCAGAAGTTGCATAATTTAAATTACTAGGTGTCTTAATTACTTGAGGATTTCCTTTAGGAGCATCAGTAAAGTGTATTTTTTCTCCAACAATTTTAAAGGATCCTCTGTAAATATTGATAGTAGAAGAATTAGAATGATTGGTTGCTGCAGATCCTACAAATCCTCTTTCAACCTCAATTAAATTTTCAGTTCCAATACCAGTAATTGGACCTACTGTAGTAGTTCCTACACCAACATTCAAAACCTTCATATATTCATTATCAATTTTTATTGTATCTTTAGAAGTTAAAGATGAAATTCCACTAATGGATAATATAGTTCTTGTGGTACTAATTCCAGTTCCTGTATCATCTGTATTATGTGATAGAGAATAGGATAGGGGAACATAGGCTAAAGGAGATTGAATTACATTGTCAATAGTAATAATAGACTTGGTATTACTCTTCGCCATTTCAAATTGATGAGCATTTCCTGTTCCTACACCAATAAAAGTAACAGCACTACCACCTCTAGTTGTAGATATCTGGAATTGATCAGCATCGGTTCGAATTGCAAACACTGAAGAAGGAAGTTCGTCAATAGCTCCAGTTGAACTCTGATATAACATTGGAGTAGAACCAACACCCACAAATGTTGATCCAGGTGTATAAATTAACTCTTCATTTGTTCTAAAGAAATGATTATCAATATTAAAAGTATTCCCTCCTGATCCTATATCAATAATAGACGATATGGAAGGATCGAAAGTTTTAGCAAAAATCGGAGTATTATCATTTGTTAATGTAAAACTAGTTCTATCAACTCTATTTCCACTAAGAGCATTATAATAATAAACATTAACCGAATCTACAACACCACCATAAGTAAGATCATTAGGAATATTAACTGAATCTACTAGTGTATATAAAATCTTATTGAAAGAAGAAACTTGAATATTATCACCAATAAATTCTGGTTCAGGATGGAATTTTAATACAAAATCAGCAGAATCATATACTCCTTCAAAAGTTCCGATTCCTAATCTAGTATCAACTTCAATATCACCTGCATTTGAAAGAATTGGGCCTGATTGTGTATAAACATCAGTTGTATCATGATTCATCGTAATTTGATGAATTGCTCTAGTAGAACCCACACTTACTTCAACTACTGAATGAGATGCATTAAAGGAATTTTTATTTAAAGAAACAACCGTAGTAGTTCCTATTCCAACACCAAAATTGGATTGATAAATTGCAGTTCTTTCATTTCCTTCTGGTTGATTCGTGCTTCTAAATCTGTAGATATCAGTACCGAAAGAAGTTGAACCAAAACCAACTATATTTGACTTATATTCTATTTCATCACTTGAATCGTTTTCATATTTTAAAGAGAATGTGGATCCACTAAGATCCCCCTTCCAAGATCCCATTAAAGTATCAGAATAACCATCTCTTTGAGAATGAGTATCTGTATAATATTCGGCAATAAAGGTATCTGTTCCATCGTGAGTCAAATAAGTCTCAACATAATTCATTTCACCCGTAGATTTATTAGTTACCTGATTTTTTACAAAGAATGAATTAACTAGTGTAGAAGCAGCTGATACAATAGTTGTAGTTGTAACACCTGCAACACTATCTACTGTAGCAACCCCTATAGACCCTGTAAGATCGATAAAACCTAGTGAATTAGTACCAATACCATTATTGCTTGTAAAATCGCTTTCAATCGCTTTTAAATCATAATCATAATCATCAGCATTAGGTAATGGAGTAAACCTTAAATAAGAATCTCCTTGAGCATCCTTTATAATTCCAAAAGAACCAATCCTCTCTTCATCTTCCAATTCATCTCTTTGTAAAAGAACTGACGTAGTTCCATTATTCAATATTATTAAATCATTTGTTTGAACATCAGTTGTAGTAGGATTAGATATTCTCAATAAAATATTTTTAAAGGATACATTTGAATCTATTTTGAGTATATTCAAATAAGGACTAGGATCTCCAGCTAAATTAGAAAATTGATCTTTAATATTATCAATTACTAAAACTTCATTACTATTCAAATCTGTATATGGGGATAATCTCTTACTACCAAATTTTATAAATCGAGAACGATCATTTACACCTAAATCACCTGCACTTAAAGTGCTTGAACCAATACTAACACCTAAATCAAAAGCAAAATCGTAATTATAAACAGTATCCACTCTATTATCTTCGATAACATCTTGAATTGAACTTACAAAACTACTACTTCCAATACCTACTGTCGATATGGATGTAATTCCTGTATTAGCAAAATTCTTCAATCCACTAGTATGGAGTAAAGAAGTAACAGGACTTCTTAATTCGTCAAAAGTTCTAGAACTCTGAACCGCATATGACATATTCTGATAATAATCATTATTTGGAGTTACTTGTGTATCTAAATTTAATGCTCCTATATTATCATTCCATCCAATATCCTTTTTAACCATGTAATCAACTAAAAATCTACCTTTATTTTCATTGACTTGATTAATAGTTCCTGTTGTTCCAGAATCTTTACCAGTAATAACTTCACCAACACTTAATCTATAACTACCATCTACTTTAATAAAATCATTTTCACTACTTGTAATAACAAGATCTCTTTCAATATTATCAGAAAGAAGTTTTTCTCCTATATTAAATTGTGAAGGTTGAGTAGTTACTACAAAAGTAGGATAATCTTTTTTATTTACAAGAACTGATACAGAAGACTGATTGGTAACTGCTATTCCTGTATTTGTAGTTACTCCTGTAAAATCAATAGTAACAGCATCTTGGCTTCCTGTTATTGCTTCCACATAATTAGTAACCTTACCAAATCTATATCCCAAATCAGCAGAATTAAATCCAGAACCACCTGCACCCACTACACTAACGACTCCTTCCACATAAACTTCATCGTTGACCGCAAATGGAATGGTACTGAATCCTAATACAGGTGCAGTAATATAACACGTAAATGATGAGGTAGAATCTGAGTAAATTGTATTAATACCTACACCATTTGAATTATTTACGGCAAATAATTCTACTCCTGAATCGGGTAACCCATTAGGAGCAACTAGAGTTTCAATTGAAGAAATTGTAGTATTATTTAATTTAACTTCTAACAAACCATTATCAATTTTTTCTCTACTAATAGAATCTACAACATCAATAAGGGGAGGAATTAAATAATCACTACCACCATCTGTTACAGTAATAATACCAATAGTATTGGAATTTTCAGTAACGATAAGTGGAGAAATATAAGATTGAGGTTGTAGTGTCTTATCAGATGAATATTCGAATCCCTCATTAAGAATTCTAACTTTATTTGAATTACCAATAGAATCTGATTTAGCAACAACATATGCTCCTACTCCTTGAGTAGATGAAGATCCCACATAATTTGGCAATTTCTTATAATTAATACCACCAGATAAAATATTAATACCACTAATACCACCTGTAGCTGTTACCGATTTAGTAGTATAATCTAATGAAGAACATTCTGATAAATTATAAGATAATTTTTCTGGAACTTTTTCTAAAGAAATATCAAAAGTTGTATTACCTATACCAATAATATCATAAGACCCATTATAAGAACTATTAACAAATGTTATTTCAGAATAATTAGAAACCGATATATCACTAGTACTAATAGAACCAGATTTTTCCGTATTATAATATAATTTTTCTGGTAATAAATTGTCATAATTAACAGTAGAAGTAGCCTCACTAGATACACCTACTGTTCCAAAACCAACAACATTAAATGTGGTACCTGCAGTAGAAACAAATTCATTTTTAAACTCATTATCATAATATAACTTAAAGTTATAATCTTTCAATGAAGAATGAGAAAGATTAAAAACTATATTATTATTCCTAATAATCTCAAGTTGTGGATTTACCAAAGCAAGATATTGAGATACTCCACCAGTAGATCCTACACTAATTGTAGCTGGAGGATTTTTTTGAGAATCAATATAAGTTTCCGATAACTTTATAGAATCATCATCAACCTTATACACATAATAACTTTGTGAAGAAATTCCACTAGGTAAAAGATCACCATAATAAGAAACTTTATCACCAGTTTTTAAATTATGGGAAGTTAAATTTATTTGATCTGTAATTGTATTGATACCTGTTGAATTAAATCCTATAGGATTAACTAAAAGATAACCTGTATCAAATTGTTTTTGAAGATTTATTGCTGTAGAATTTCCAATACCAACTGATAAATCTGGTTTAACATTAAGAGTTATATTATCATCCCTCTTCAAATTATGAGAAGTTGATATAGAAACTGTTGAAATTATTTTTTCAACCTTCCCCCTTACTTGTGGATATCTACTTTCCAAAGAGTAATTATCTTTATCATCACCACTACTATCTCGGAAATACACTTCCGAGAACATTGTTCCAATACCTGTTTTTATACCAATTGTATTTTTACCCTGATCGGAAATATAAACAATAGAGGGTAAATCAAATTTTCCACCAGTTGGTGAAGTTGAAATGGATATACTTGTATTACCATCCCTATTAAATGTTACTTGTTGATTATTATTAAATGGATGATTATTAAGATAAATTCTTTGCGTTAAAATATCTCTAGTAATATCTACACCACCAAATTCAAATGTCATAGTGGAAGAAATACCACTTACAGTTCCAAACCCAACATCTTGACGAGGATTGAAATAAGTTTTCTTATTTGCAGAAGATTCAAAATATTTTACATTTTTACCAATATTTCCAATATCAAAAGAATCGGGTACATAAGAAACTATAGAAGTTGCAGTGTGTGCAATACCTGTTACCCCTCTTTCAACCTTTAATAAATTACTTTCTTCATAAATATTCAACAATCTTAAAGTTTCAGTTCCAATTTTTAAACTACTTCCTACTGAAACAGTTGATGGAATTCTAGAAACCCATATCTCTGTAGTTAACCCTACAGTGGAGGATTCTAATGGATAAGTTAAAGATGCTAAAGAAGTTGTAAGACCAACAAGATGTTGACCATTTAATTCTGATAGTTGAGTAGAAAAACCAGAAATAACAATGTTATCATTATTTTCCCAATCATGAGAAGGTGAAATATTAACCTTTACCTTATTTTCATCTTCCCAAGTAAATACAACATTACTAAAAGTGCTAACAGCTGTGCTAACATTTACTATATCTTTACCTTTTAGTGATGAAACTTGAGCTATAACTCCACTACCACCAGCAGTAATACTATCAAATGTTAAGGAATCCTTAATTTTATAGTTATCACCAGCAGAAACAATGTCTAATTTTTCAACTGAACCTGATGTTACTGATTCTATGATGGATTTTTGCCTTGAAATTTCATTAGTTTCAATTATAAAGTCATTATCAGCATTTGGATCGGCAACTTTATAAGGAAATGTGTTTCTAATAAGGTCAGATTGGGAAAAATCGAAGGATTGATCCATATTTTGGTCTAATGGAACCGATCTATAAGCATCTCCAACAAAATAGGGGAATTGTGGGTCATTATTAGTGTCTAATGTCGCAAAATATGCATAAATTCCGTCAGGAAATTCTGGAGTTTTACCAAATCTACCATTATTTTGGTCTAAATCACCAGAATTTGTAAATTTATAGTCTTCTACAAAAAATCCTGCCGCAAAATCGTTAAGTGAGGGTCTATCAATGATATTAGAGGTGTCAATTTCATAACCAGAGACCATTCTTCTTACTGAAAGGTCAGTATTGGGGTCTGAATACCCATAAGGCCCATAAATGGGATTACCATCATATGCCCATCCAATGATATCAGACACTTTTGTGTCATTTTCACCAAAAGACTCTATATAATCTTCGGTTAAACCACCAATACTATACTGTAAATTACTTCCAGTATCTAATAACAACTCACTCGTTCTATATTTTTTGTTTATATCTATAGATAATGGTCGAATACTAACATCTAACAGTGCATTTTTACCTGCAGATACAACATTTATTGTCGTATCAATGCTAGAATACCCAATACCAGGATTAACAATCTTAACAGATGATATTTTATTGTTAGTAATAACTGGTCTAAGTTGAGCTCCACTACCTTTTCCACTCCCATCTGTAATAACTAGGTCTGGAATGGAGAAATATTCACTACCACCATATTGTAAATTAACAGCTTCAACTCTTCCATTAACTATTAATGGGTTTAATTGACCATCTTTACCATTTTTTATTGAAATTATAGGTTTTTTCTCAAAATTTAAGACCGAAGATCCATAACCAGTACCTGTTTCGTAAAGATAAGCATCAATAATCTCTCCTCTTACTGTAGGAGTAAGATTTATACTTTCAACAGTTTGTGTATCAGTTCCAAATCCCAGAGGAATATACTGTAAAGATACTATAATAGGAGGATATGCAAAATTATGATATCCAGTACCAGTAGATCCCAAACTTACATATTTTCCACTATTGTAATTAGATGCTATTGTGGCACCTAAACCAGCATTAGCAAGTCTAAATGAATGTTCATCAATTTTAATAACCTTATATTGATTAGTTGTGGTTAATCCCGATATAGCATTTCCAGTAGTAGAGTATTCAACAACTTCACCTTCACTAAATCCATGATTATTAAAGGTAATACTATCATAATTTGTTGAAATACCACTAGGTTTAACAATTAATTTTCTATTTGTAAAATTACCACTTTCAACTACTTCAACACCAGTAACAGATTTTTGAGATGGAAGAGTAGCAAATTTATGAACTCCAGAAAGGTTAGTAGCGGCAAATCCAACTGTATTAATACCTACGATGGAATCACTACGTGAATTATATAATTGAACTGTAGTATTGTTAATTACATTTACAAAATAAGAAGAACTATTAACTAGATAAGCATCACCCACGAAACTACCAATACCAATTCCACCATTTCCATTCGACTGATATATTACTTGTTGATGATTCTGAAAATAATGATCATCTAAAAATGTAAGGTAACCTGTAGAAGTATTAATTCCCCCAGAATTGGTAGTTGCTCTACCATCAAAATCAACAACTCTTGCTTTTTTTGTTACTAAAGTTTTTAAAACTGCAGTAGAATTACCACCAGTAACTCCAATAGATACCACACTATTAATATTGAATCCTTGAGGATCTACATAAACCTTGGAAATCTTTCCACTAATTACAGGTTGAATTAATGCAGTATTTCCACTACCAGCAGAAACTTCTAATTTAGGGAGGTCAATAACATCATAATCACTTCCACCATTTAAAACATTTACTGTTTTTAAAGGACCATAATAAATTTTATCATTAGATTTATAATTCGTAATTTCTACTCCATCAATCATCATTCCAATTGATCCTGTAGGAGTTTTAACTTGAGTTCCTCTATTAATAGTAGAATCTAAAGAAAACTTTTTAAGTAGTTTTTGAGGCCCAATTACATTAGATTTCTGAGAAAATAATGTAAATTTGTGACTAGTAACAGTGGTACCAATTCCAGAAGAAATACTCAAATCTATATTATCTTGATCTCCTATAAAAGATCTAGAATTATAAAGTTTCATTTGCTTTGGATTTGTAGTTACTAATCCAACATAATATCTTCCAGTTTCCAATCCTGCATAAGTGACAGGTTCAACTGTGGATATACCAGATGATACATTATAATAAACTTCATCACCATCAATAAAAGGAACTGAAGATCCAAAAGAAATTATTCCATATTTTTCTGTAAGAGAATTATATTGAGTTAAACCAGTAGAAACTAAAGATTGAATATTAAGATCAATTGTGTTGACAAAACTAGTCGTAACACCGCTAATTGCTGCTGATGGTAAAGAATTAGAAGCTACATAAGCAGTATTTCCATTTCCTACATATAAGTTCTGCGTATCAGATATTATCTTATTAAATTCTAAGGGAACTATAGTGCTACCTGCATAATTTATTCTTCTTCTAATATCATATTCTTCGGTTGAAGACCATGCAATAGAATCACTAATTGTTATATCTGTACCATTAACAATGTTCAGAACATATACTCCACCATTTTCCCCTAAAACTACATTATTGGTTCCTCTTAAAACTATTTCAATCTGATCATCTTTTTTAAGACTTGATCTATCTACTTTTCCTAATGATATACATTCGGTTCCACTTACACTTCCTAACTTATATCTTACACTTGTATTATAAATCCATGAATTAGCAAAAATTTCTTTATATGTTTTATTAAGAGTAGGATTTTCTATTAAATCTCCAATATTATTAACAGAAATTATTTGACCTTCATCTATAGTAATATTCTTTGATACTTGTTCAAATTTTGATAATACTCCAGTAAGTCTTAATTTTACTTTTTTAGTAACATCTCCATCTTCATAACCATAATAAGTTTCATCATTTGTTACTACAGATGTTGACTCAATTTCAGAATCAATACCAGTACAACCAAAGAATTGATCAATACTTTTAGATGTATATTTAATATTAGTATTGTTATCAGAAATAAGATTTCCTGTTTGCCCAAATCCTACTGTAGAATCTACAGAAATTACAGAAGATCCAATAGCAACAGTTTGTAGACATTTAGATGCAGGTGTAATTGTAAAATCACCCTGTATTGTAGAAGCAGAATCATCATAACCAAGAAAAAGAGAAATTCTAAAATACTGCTTATTTTCAGTTAAAGCTACTCCAACCCTACTAAATGCTTCAACTTCAGAAATTGCTGCATTAGTATCAGAATCTGATTCTTTAAATAAAGTTTGACCAACTAATTTTAAAGGATCACCTGAAATTACATCGGCTATTACGATTTCTCTTCTAATAAAATTAGCTGATGAAGGTTTAAGTAAATAATCTTCTAAATTGACAATTTTAGGGGTTTCACCATAAAGAACATTAAATAAAATCCTATAAGATTCTTCAGTTCCTTTAGATTCATATAATGACCTTGCTTCTTTTATAAAATTACCTGCATTTACACCATCTGCAAAATCAACCTGTTCTAATCCTGGTGTTAAGGTAGATTTCTGTTTTTTATAAAATTCTTTAAGGAATAAAGAACTCAAATTCGTTATTTGTGAATCATTTGAATGTTCTTCTGCTGTAGTATCACTAAAAACCAAGTCTCCTTGATTTAATACTTGATGATAACTGGTAATACCACAAAATCCCCTAATACACCCCGTAAATGTGTTAGTAGTTAATCCTGTATATGTAATAACTTCATCATCAATTTTTAATAATCCATATTCATTCGGAAATCCTTTAGTACTACTGACATTTATCGTAGTAGCACCTGTAGTAGTAATACCTACAGTTGTAGTGTTATCAACCACTACATCTGGTGTTAAATTATCTAATTTTAAATATTGATCTAAATTATCTGTAATATCAACAGGGCCACCCTGATACTCTTGAGAAATATAATATTGCTTTAAAAAATCTACCGCATTAGGGTTTTCGCTTACTACATATTGCGGAAGTTGATTGTCAATTATTTGCTGAATCTTAACTTTAGATTCAAAACCAGTCTGTATCATATTACTGTCGTATTAATTGTCCGTTAGAATAACTAGAAGTGTAGAAGTCTTTAATAAAGGTGGTGCCTGTTATCTCATCACCAGAACTAATAACATCTCTCACCATATTTATTTTACTTTTTGAAAGACTTAAATTGAGATACAATTCTTTCAATCCAACCACGTCATTTGATTCGGGTATAGCTTGTATTTCTATAATATTACTTGTATTAAAAGTAGAAGTGATATTTATCGTATTTAATATAACTTCACCCTTAATATAATCAACTGTTCCTGCATTTTGAGCAACAACGTTGTATACACCCTCATTATCAATTTCGATAAGTGCAATAATACCTCCTTTTAAGTTACTATTAGGAATATCAGTTAAATATACTGTTTTATTACTTCCACTTACCTTAAATCCAGTAGATTTAATGTTACCACCTGCAGGAATTACATGGAATTGGTTACCATAACACAATTCATATTGAGCAAACTGATTAATAGCTGCTTTTAAATCTCTTCTAATCTTAACTTTTGTTATATTAGAGGTAATTGCAGTATCTGTATTATCAATTACTTGCTGAATTTTACTATATTTGAATCTTCCACCAAATTTGTTCATATCTACCGAATTTCCATAGGCAGTAAGTGAATTAACCACCTGTGTTAGTAAAGAAGAAGGTGATGAAACCTTTGTATTGTCAAAATAGACTGCAGAATCAATTTCAACATATAACATTTTAAGATCTGTTATTTTTTGATTGATTCCTGATACTGTATATTGCTTTAATTTTGATAAAATCAAAGATTTGTTAAAATCAGAGACAAATGAACCATTTTTTGGTTTTATACTGATATAAACATTACCAAATTCAGGTGGATCCATTTCTTCACCTCCTACAACCGCAACAGATTCAGTATCTGGGTAAATTTGCTTAATTATTGCCTCATAATCTCTGGGTGTAACTGCCCTATATTGGGAGGAATAGATCCGAGGGGCATAATACTTAATTGAACTCACATCTTCTATGTCAGACCCATTCTGAGATGCCTGGTTGGTGATAACAACAGGTGATTCAGTTAATAAAAGAGTTTGAGATTGTGTTTGATCGGTATTTAAAGAAATAAATTTTCCAGAAAAGGAAAATGAGTTGTCAAACCCTACACCATTACCTTCTTTACCATCTGTAATGATATATTGAACGGTAATAACAGCTTCATTCTCTAATTTTTTACCAATATGACCATCTCCAAATAATAATTCGTATCTTTGGTCTTGTACTTCCTGTATTAAGAATATTTCCGAAGTTCCATCAACATTTAATATGTTATTTACTAATGAATACTCATTACCAAGTGCTCCATCGGCATTTCCATCACTTTCACCAGGAGGATTAACATATACTTTAATTGTAGAGGTATCTATTCCTGTATTATCTAATACAAATCTTTGATCTAACGATGCATCTACCTTAAATGTCTTAGTTAAAAAGGTACCTTCTCTAATATTGAGATTTGAGAATGTAGATTGATATCTTCCATTAATAAATTGTATAGGTGATGATACATTCTCTGGAGTAGAGAACACATACGAAGTATCAGATGCATTTCCTGTGCACACTAAACCTGCCTGTAAGGTTGCTATATTGACTCCAGGGTTAGTGTTTCCGAAGTTAGCAACGAATGTTATCTCTGCTGTTGCTGCCGTCTTAGAACGTGGTACATATCCAATATTTCTTGCCAATGAAACTACATTTTCTCTCACTGTAGCAGAGTCTAAAAAAGACTCATTTACAATCATATTAGAGTTAAATGCAGTAATGTAAGTATTATAAGCTAACGTATCAATTAAAACAGAAAAATTAGACCCCTCAAAGTCAAATCCCGTAAACGTAGAGTTAGCACGGAGATAATCTTTGATAGAGGTCTTTATTTGATCAAAATCAAGGTTTTGGAATTTGGTAAAGGGCATTTTATCTTGTTGACTCTAAGAGGAATGAATATTCTTGTGCAGGAAACTCTTGTCCAACAATATCATAATATACCGTTACTTCAAATGTATTTTCGTCTGGTTGTGGATTAACCAATACTCTTACATCATCAATTCTAGGTTCAAAGTTGTCTAGTGCAACTCCAATTTGTTCCCGAATTGTTGTAGCGGTTCCAAAATCAACAAAATTAAATAGACTATCATAAACGTCAGATCCAAAGACAGGATTAAAAAACTTTTCAGTAGGGATAGTTTGAACTATATTACGTACTGATCTGCGAATAGCATCTTCATTTTTTAATACCTTCAGATCATTTGTGATAGGATGAGGAATAAAGGATAAACTAATATCTTTATATGCTCTTGATATCCTTTTAATAGTCATTGAACAAAGGTTTATATTTATTTATACCCAGTTCTTAATATTTTATTTTCCTTGGCCTCTTCTTTTCTTACGAGCCGAGTTACGAGAGGTCGCCGCATACTTTGTATGTTTGCCATTTCCTTGACGAGTTTTCTTCGGGGGTGATTGAATAAAATCCCCTCCACTTACTCCACCACTTGCTTTTGCCATAATTAGTCTTCTGTGTAAATTTCAGTTTTAATACTATCAGGAGTTGGAGAACCTGTCTGATAAAATTCAAGAGCATAGTCCTCCATTATATTGAAGTATTCTCCCTGCCCTAGAGCAGTGTATACTTCTTTACCGTTTATAAAGATCTTATATAACTCTGGTTTTTTCATGCCCGACTCTTACACGAGGATCGCACCAAATTTCGAAACCTGCGTCTTTTGCATCAAGACAGAAAGAGACATCTTCTCCACACATGTCTTGAACTTCGCCACTTTCGAAAACTTGCATCTTAGGAGCGAACCATGGGTAAGGTAGACCTTCATGTTCGAATACACCGTTCTTAATTAAAAGCCATCCGAAACCTGTATAATCTACTGTAAATGGTTTTTTACGCTTGGATATACTTTCGATAGTTTCGTGATTCATCACTCCACCGTTGTTACGAAAATCATCCTCATCTAACCAATGTGCTACAGAGGTAGTCTTACCATCTTCGGTGCAATACCATCCTGCTGCAATATCCTTCTGCATAAGAATTAATTGCCAGAACTTTTCAGTATTAAAAACAATATCGGAATCAATCCATAATTGCCAATCATACTTTAATTTTCCATCCCATGGAATTTGATTTGGGCCTCTGAGAACATTTGCTCCAAGACACTTACATCTTGCAAAGTTCACCATTGAACTATAATCTTGAGATATCTGAATACTTGCACCACACTGAACAAGATCAAAACAAAGTTGAACGAATGCCTTTAAGAAGTTGTAAGAAACTCCTCTACCTGGTAGACAAAAAACTATTGCTTTTCCTTTAACAATATCCTTAGCGTGATCATAATCCCATTCAGGTCCTTTTGCCACTGTGGGAGTCTTTGCTTTTACTGTAAATCCTTTAGCCATAACGTTTTGTAATTACATCAATATCATACAGCATTATATAGTATTTGTCAATATGAAGATTCTTCGTATTCTTTGTGGGGGTTTTCCGTAATCTCTGAAAATGTTAACTCTGAATTATAGTCTCTATTAAGTAATGGCCATATAAGTCTAAACTGCATTTCACTAAGTTCTTTAAATATACAACGTTCCTTGAAATATATGTGATATTCCTTCATTCTTTCCTTTCCTTGATAATGGCTTCATCACCATCAACGTTCCATTGAATTTCACTCTCTTCATATAAATTCAGATCATTGATAACCTGCTCTGGTATCGTTGTATAATACTCCCCACTTACTGTATCGATCTCTATGGTCGAAAAAATTTCCCCAAAATTTTTCTGCATACCTGTAAATCCCTGTATTGTTTTTATATAGCGAAAAAAATTTTTATATAGAGAGGAAAACACAGCTGCCTTGGGTAACACTTTGTAGGTTAGGGAAGTTGCCCTTTTTTATAAACGGGGGGCAACACGGCGGGGCGGCAACCCCCCGATCAACGGGGGGACTGTCTGATTAACGAACGCATGACCTATTTGGCAAATGCGACAAACCGATCATTTTGAAAATTAGCATATGAGAAGGCACGGCGATTAACCAGTTTGAAATATCCAAACCGACTGACCATGACGTACCCCTCACCCTGAATAGGTTGAGGATCACCCATCACGCATGTCTGAAAGTCTGACTCATCTTTGCAACTCTGTAATGCTGCCAACTTGATTTCATTTACAGTATGCCAGAGTTCGATCAACGACGCATCACATAAACCCGCCCACTCAAACGCATCGCTGTCAATGTCTTTGCCGTCACGGATGAGAGCGTTAATGTTCAATTT